ATTCGGATTGGTATTATTTCTGTAAATAACCGCTTGCACTAATGTAAAATGCACAATACAAAAGTGCATATCAATAACAGGAGCAGATCATGAATTATTACTCAATCAAAACCGCAGTTGAAATTAGAGGCATCGAATTGGATATTGAGGTTTATTACGAAGCCTCAAAGGGAATTAGATGGGCAGATGATCCCGGTGAAATCGAAAGCGAAATCACAAGCATTTGCCGCCCCGGTAAAACCGATCCAGTTTCTAAACGCTTGAGCAATGAAATTTTAAAACAATATCATTGCACGTTAATTGAGTATATTGATGAAGACTTTGCGGAGCGGGGTTATTAAAATGAACGTGAAGCTGAAAGAAAACGATATTGGCATTATGGCGCGGTGCGCCGAAAATGGGTTAGATCAAACCCAAACGGCTGATATATTAAATGTTTCCCCGGCAACAGTAAGCCGCAACGCAAAGCGGTTTGGTATAAAATTCAAAACTACAAAGGATAGAACTTGTGAAAAATGCGGAGTTGATAATTGCGTGTGCAAGACAACAAAGGTTGTTGAAGTTAATGATAGACAAATCAAAACAACAAAGCAGACAAAATCTGACGCAGCAATTAGAGGAAATTCTCGCACTTGGGCAACTGATCCAAAGAAACATCGAAAAGAATTAGCATTAGAAGAAATCCAAAAAGAACATCGCCCAGAGATAATTGGAGAAATTGCTTGGGGTTATCATGTTTTAGAATTTGAAATTGAAATGGCAAAATCGGGAAAACGCCCAGCACTTCCAATGCAAATAAAAACACGCAACAAACAACAAATGCAAAAAGACAAAATTCGATTGCTAAAAATATCGGAAGATCGAAGAAATCATATTATTAGTTTTTTTGAAGTCGGCAAAGACTACACAGTGCCAGAACTTAAAAACATTATGGGCGACGATAACATGGGCATGAACGCTTCCGTTATTAGCGGTCTAATGAATGGCCTTGTGCAAATGGGTAGGTTGAAAAAATACCGCTTGGATTATCAAAAAAATAAACCCGATTATTGGCTTTATTATCTACCAAATCAAAAACCAAAGGAAAGAACACATGACTGAACAGGACATAGAAAAGATTTTGGACGATGCGTTTCGCAAAGTTTTTGGGGTAAATAGTGATGGATGACAAAGAAGTTGAGCGCATGATAAACGCAGCGGGTCTGATCGGAGCCATTTTTGGCTTCATCAGCGGCGCTGGCTTGATGGCGCTGGTGGGCATTATATTTTGAAATCGTGCGGGTGGCCGTTGAGATTTAAAAGTTGGCGCTTTTTGGTAGCAACGTCAGCCGAGGTAAACAACCGCCCGATTGGGACAAAGCGATTTGTATTGTGATGATAGCCACCCGCTCAAAATTTATAAACGTGCGATTAATCAGGCGCAAGCCATTTATAGATTTTATAAGTCTGTTCCATCCTATCATCCAAACCGTGCGTTCCGCCATTAACTGCTTTAGTTACAGTTTTAATGGTATCATCCGTAACGTGCTTGCAGTGAACCCAAATATTGTTTTTGTCAAAATACCAAATCGCGCTTTCCATAGCGTATTCTGTTGCAACTAAATCTGGGTTTTCCATCACCTCTGGTAAACGCATTTCGCTGGCAAAAGCCCTATAATTAAAACGGCCTGTACATTGAATAAATCCGCGCCCTCGCCACAACCACCCGTCACCTTCTTTTGTATTACCAAGCGGATATTTTCGGTTTTCATCCATATAAACATAATTGGCAATTTTCTCAGGATTACGGGCATATTCTTCAGCTTGTTCATCAGTTTTGAAATAACGTCCAAAGGTTGATCGCAAACCTTTTGCGGAATAGTTTAGGTTTTCTTCTGGCTTACGTTTAAACCCGCCGCTTTCATGGTGGCACTGTCCCAAAAAATGTGACGCGGCTTCCGGCGATAGTTGATAAAACTTTGCAATCGCTTTGGCAGTGTTAGGGCCAAATTGACCATCCGCCGCAACGCCGCATTTAGCTTGCAGTTCACGCATTGCATCGCTCATTTCATTCCGCCTTTCATGTCCATGATCCCATTGTGGTCACGGTTAATATATTTCACATCGTTTTCGATCAGGGCCACTCGTTGCTGCAACTGCGTCACCTGACCAATCGAGTTAGCTAAGTTGGCTAGTTCATCCCAAACTTCTTCAATCTCATCGAAAGCGTATTCTAGTTCCATAGCGTTGTCCTGAACGTCTCGCTTCAGGTTCACGTTGTCTTCAATCGCCATCTTGGAACCGATCTGGCTTACAGTCTCTTCTAAGTTGGCAATAGTTGCAGCTTGCTGCGATACCCACCACACACCAGCGGCAAGCTGAACAGCCATTGCTGCCACTAGGGCCACAGGTAACTTGAGGTTTTCCATCACTTCTTACCACCAAAGAACTTTGTCGCTGACCGTACCGCGAAGCTACTGGCTACAATTACTCCCAATGTGTAGCTGTACCAGTCCGGCATGGTGTCCAACGCAGCGAAACCATCAGTAACCGCTTGTTTAGCCCAATCAAATGGCAGGAAGCTCAGTATTAATGGAATGGAAAAAAGCAGCACAAGATACTCGTCTTTCCAAGAATTTTGAGTACCCTCGGCCATAATCTTTTCCCAGTCCGCTTCAGACGTAGCGGCTGATTTCATTATGGTAGCCTTAGCCTCTGCCTCAACTAGCTTTAGGTTTGCAGACGCAGCCTGTGCGCTTGCCTTACCTTTTAACCAGCCACCAGCTAGTTCAGCTACCGGACCTATCAGTGCTTGCAGCATTTTTGCTCTCCATTGCGTTAAACCCAAAATAAGCAGCAGCGATACCAGACGCTCCGATAACATAAACCGCCGCTATATCTGCCAATAGCCCCGCAGCGGTCTCTAAGCCCCACAGAGAGGCCGCTAGAATGACGAAAGGGTATAAAACCATCCCTGATAAGGAAAACCATGTCATGCGCCTCTGTGCGTCTCTTTTAGCGTCTGAGTCTTCCATACGGCGGCGGCGGTCTTCCAGCATGATCTCATGCTCTATTGGATCAATCTTTCCATTGCCGTTTAGATCAAATTCATTTGGCATCTTTTAAACTCCTAGCGTAAGCAATCGCGTGGTGCTTGTGGTGCGTTATTATAACAACTTTTCCATTTTTGTCATACACAACGTAATCACCCTTTTTATTCTGGTATAACCTCAAAGCAGTACACCGTAGTCTGGCTTGTGGTTATCAGGACTTTTGCATCTTCAAGAGCTTCTTTGCACTCCATCTCAGTTGGAAATTGATTAAGCTGATAATGCTCAATGTTGTTATTCATTACTTGAAACCACACTAAAAACCACATCTACCACTTCCCTTGATAACGGCCAAGATAGTAAAATCCTGTCACAATCCCAGCCGCAGCAATGGCAAATATAAAAGCGCCAAGAACAAAGTTAATAGCGTTGTCTATCGCCTCTTGCTTTTTATAAGCCTCTTCCTTGCGGATGCGGCGCATCTCACCTTCTATTTGAAGCACCTCTTCCCAAGCAGAAGGGCCATACGTCCATGAGATATGATCTTTAATCTCCTTGCGCATGGCTTCCATCTTTTTCTTTTGAGCAAAGATTTCAATAGCATTAGAACTATTGTCAGACATCATCTTATAAAATGGAGGGTTCTTTGTCTTGTCTTCCGCATACTGAAAATCAGAAAAAGCGGCTCCCCATTTAGCTAGGGTTCCGCTCATTTCTTGGATGTCTTTGCCAGCACTAATGCCCTGCTTGAGAATATTGAAAGCCGATGTGGCTAGACCGACCGCTGTTACCGGGTCAATCATTTTGTCAGCCCATCTTAGTCAGCACCGCAAAAAGCATAGCGATGGTTGTTCCGGCAGTAGCAATCAAAATTGCCTCTAGCCGCTTCACACGGGCGAAAACCTCTTTGAATTGCAAGTGCACGGTAGTTTCCAGCTTGGTGATGCGCGGCTCGATACCATCAAGCCGTTCATGCGCAGATGCGACTGTACTTCTATTACTCATATTTACGCCCTCAGTAACCGTGAACCAAAAGTTTCGCGTAATCACCGCTCAACAATTTCTTTTTAACATATTCTGCAAACTCTTTCGACCCTAGTTTTAAACCAGACTCTGACATCCATTTTTCGACAACAACAAATGGAATTTGCCCAACATGGCGCATTTCACTACCAGCCACCGTGCCAGCAATTTGCTTTTCTTTATTATAATCAAGGATCGACTGCACATCTTGCACACGGGAAATAACAACTTTGTTGTCTTCTTCCTTAATTTTTGTTTGTAAGTGTTCTGTCATTTTTTCTTTTTTGGCTTTTTACCGCCAACCCATGCTTCATTTACGTCAGGAGTGCTGGGATCATCAGACTTCAACTGACCTTTTTTGTTTCGAGCGCGTTTAACTTCAACAGCTTCCGCAAAGCCATTTCCAATTAAAACTTTGGCTTCTTCCTCATTAACATCATAAGTTTGGCCTTTTACAGCGCGAGAACCATGAACCCATGTTGTGTCAGTGGTGATTTTTATTTTAGGCATCTTTTTACTCCCAAAAGAAGAAAAGGGGCCATTACAGCCCCTAATCTAATTAAGCAGCTGTCGTACAGTCAGCAATAAAACCGTGGGCTTTTTGCGAACCAACTTGCAAGCCATATTCGACCGAAATCAATCGGCGCTCAGAGTGGCCTGTCTTGGCCAATGGCTCTTGCTTGGCAGTCTGCAAGTAAGCAACCGAAGCATAGCTTGGATCAAGAACGAACACATCACGAGCACGGATATGGCGCGATGGCACGATTTGAAGCTCACCGAAGTCAGAAACATAAACGTCAATTGCGGCGTTCAATTTGCTGTCTTCTGCTTCTTTGTAGCGCGTAGCGTTACCTGTGAAGGCAGACATTACTTGCTTGTTGTAAGAACCACAAAGAACCACAGAAGGCTCTGCACCGCTATCCCAGCACGAAGCAATGACAGTTTTCAAGATGGTTTCTGTCAGCGCACGTTGTGTGCCGTCTGTAGCACCAGCATTAGGGAAACCAGCTTCACCTGTACCGGATGTTGTACCAGCGGAACCACCAGTACCAAACGCAGTGTTTGTGGTGATAAAGGCTGGCAGACCAGCAGTTGCACGGGCAGTGCCAGAAGAACCAGCAGACGCGGCAGTATTGGAAAGCAGCATGGCTTCCATGTCGCGCTTCAGTTCTTTCAGTTTGTAAGCAACTTGCTCTGCAACTGTTTGCGCATCGCCAACACCGTTAACTTTGTTTGCAGTGGAAGACACATCGACAACTTTGTCTGAAATCTGTGTGTAGTTCCCTTTGCGAACAGCGTTAGTTGGAGAATCGTTGCCGGGAGCAGATTCGCCTTCGATTACGCGGTTGTCAGTTGCGACTGCCGCAAGATCAACTTCGCCCCACTCAAAGTAAGTGTTTTCGACGTTGCGTGTGCCAATAGTAGACATGAAAATTGTCTCAGTTGGCGTGATCGAAATCAATGCGTCTTGAATATCCTCGCGGATAGTCGTGACATCATAGGTTTCGTTTGTATTAGCTAGAACACCCATTGTGTTTTCCTTTCGCTATGACAATAAGAATGAAGTGACACTTTTTATGTCACCACTTTTCTTCATCCTAGAACGCACTTGTTGTTGCCTTTTCGCCCGACCATCCTCGGTTCGTTTTGCTCCCGGCTTAACCATTGGACGCGCAGATTTTGACTTTTCTACGACTTTGTCCTTAGTCCCCATGAGCTTTTGGTAAGCAACCGCGTCACGCATGATTTTAAACTCCCATCCGTGTGTCAACGAGCTAACAATTTCTTCTGGAACGCCGTAATAGCCAGTCGCCGTTGCGTGAATATCAGACAAGAGTTTTTTGCCCTTATCTGGATCGCGTAGCTCTGGAATTTCTTGTTTCAGAATTTCAGCTTGTTGCGCAATATAGGCTTGATTGGCTTGCGCCTGTTGGGCCAATTGCTGCTGCTTGACTTGTTCAGCCTCTTGCTTGAGACGTTCAAATTCTGCAACATTTTCGCGGTATTCTTCCATTTGCTCCAAATAACCTAAAGGGTCACTGTTTTGCAGCTCCTTCGGTGGCTTTTGAGGCTTTTGTGAAAGTTCACCATTTTCGAGTTGATTGATGCGTTGCAAAAACTGTTCACGTTCTTGTTGCATGGTTTGGTTCAGTTGCTCCAACTCTTTGCGTTGATTAGCGTTCTGTTCCATACCCTTTTGGACGTAATCTTGCCCAGCGTAGCCACGCTTTAGCTCTTGCAGGGTCACTTTCTTTAATTGACCATCTGACTTTACTTCAAGTTCAAGATCGTCGGAAAGCTCCACAGGAGCGGCTGGCTCGTCGGTGTATTCATCCTCATCTACGTTTTCATATTCAGCATCTTCAGCTTCATCAGTATCGTAGCCACTGGCATCCTCGCTCTCAGCCATTACCTCTTCCGGTTCAGTCTGAGCGCCCCCAGTTACCTCTTCGGAAGCCTCAACAGCCTCGCTTGGATTATCTTGCTGCGGAGTTTCCATCAGCATTTCGGTTACAGAAGCAATGCTTCCATCGTTAGGATTAGTCGTCATGGCGGTGCCGATCCTTCTTTTCTATGAGCATCTCAGCGTTTACGTCCGCTTGGAGAATATACTCAATTTGGTTTAATGCTCTCAAAATGGCGTGAGCGTCTTCACGTTTCTCCACTTCGTCGGCGCTGCTATTCGCAAAACCCTCAAGTTGCTGGTTTCGCAAATCCTTCATGATTAGTTGGAAATGTTCGTTTTGCATTAACGCCCTAGAACGTGATGCCCTAACCTTGTAATCCATAACCACCCATCATTTGTTCGTTGTGTGCGCGTGTTGCATCTTGCTCTGCTTTTACAGCCGCAACATTCACAGTTGAATTATACTGACCCAAAATCTTCGCAACTTCAACCGCGAGGTCTTGCACCATTTCATCGCGCTTTAAATCGTCTTTCATAGCAAGTT